GGCCTAACCCGTGGCGCCTATGCCGTGGCGCCTAGCTGCCCGCAACATGCATCAAAGGCGATAGGCTCGGCACGCTGCCGGCGACGTTGTATCGCCTTTCCCCTGCAGCGATTGAATCGACGCGACATGGTGGAAACCGTAATCCTTTCAATGCGTTGCGCCGTATCATCGTTGCCGCGTTGCGCTGTATCGCATTTGCAGGTCGACGACAAAAATCGAATGAAATCAACGGGTTGCTGGCTGCGGGTCCTTCCTGGGCTGGTCGACGTTGGGCGGGAGGCGCTGAGCGCGATTCACGCGAAATTTGAAATTCCCGGCAGCGAAACGAGTTTGAACGTGAGGATTCCTCATAAATAACTGGTTGGTGATGGATTTTTGCGCAGAGAAACCGCCTCTCAGTCATTCTCAGTGTGCTTTTGGCTGACTGAGCGGAAAAAACGTAACAAAATCAACAATGTTCTCAGTCTCTCAGTCTCTCAGTCAAAATTGTAAGTAGTTTATATAGAGAAGGGATCTGAAGGCAGGCAACAAGGCCGGCAAGCTGGTCATGTACCCCCGCTGCAAACTATATGGAAACCGACTGAGCTAAGTGAGAGACTGAGAATGCGGCTAAGGAAATAGATTTGACCGCGATTTTTCACGAAATTCGCTTCCCTTTTGTATCGAGGCGCGCTAACGTGAAAGTCACGAAAAACGTGTCAAATTGATTTCGCAAGGTGCCGTCCAATGGACCATGATCGCCGCACGACCCCTGTCAAAATTCAAAAGCTCTGCATTTATTGCGAAAAACCGTACCTGGGTTTCGCTTCATCGAAGTGCTGTTCAGACGCGTGTCGCGGTGCCCAAACGGCCCGTAGAAAGGGCGGCTACAAAGAGCGGCTGCGGCTGGAACGTGAAGCCGGCAAGGCCGCGCGTGTTGCTCATCGCCAAGCCGGGCTTGCCGCTCGGGAAGCGCTGAAAGCCGAGCGGCGCACCAGTAAGAGAGAGCCAGCATTACAGTTACCCGCGATCCCGTTGATCAGGCGGGATCACGTCAGCACCCTTGGCCTATTTTCAGAGCTTCGAGCCCTGGATTTGCCAATGGAGTTGTTGCGCATGAACGGGCCATGCGTCTACTTCCTCTTGGCCGGGGATCGCATCGTCTACGTAGGGCAGACCAACCTGCTCGCGCAACGATTGGCGCAGCACCTAAACGGCGGGTCGAGCAACGGCAAGAGGACCGAGCCAAAGTCGTTCGAAGATGTCGTGTATCTGCCCATGCCTGACAAGAAAGTCGCCATGCAGGTGGAATACGCCTTCATAAAGTTCATCCGTCCTATCCTGAACGGCGAATTCGAAGGCTACGAGAGCGAACACTTAGTCCCGTTGAACAAGCAACTGTCCAACACGGATTTGACGCTGCTGACTGCGTTCATATAGTTTTCGGTCGCGTGTAGACCCGGCATTTTCCGAACTTTTTGTTGACTTCGGCAGTCATGACCGGCCCGTCCGTGCGCGGCCAGCCGACGACCAACATGGCGCGGCCGATCTTGATGGACTCGGAGTGGGGCACCGTGCCGTCGCGGCCGAGCATGTCTTCCCAAATCTGCTGCACGCAGGTCTCGTTGCGGTAGGCCTTGGGCGCGTCGATATCGAGGTCGTCAAAGCGCTCGTCGGTGCCGATCGGCTGATCGAGCCAGGCGCCAATCTTGCCCGCCAGGATTTCCTCAGCGGTCTCGATGCGGCGGCTCTCCTGCATGACGACGGCCATATCGGCGGCCTTGTCGGTCAGGAACAGGGGCAGCGTGGCGCCCTGGTAGCGCTTCTCCATGTCGCGGAAGATGTGCAGTGCCTCGGCCCACACCTGCATAATTTCCCGGCGCAGCCGGGGATTGTCGATTTGCCCTTCCAGCTTGCAGACGATGGGCCAGAAACGCCGGCCGCCAGTCTGGTCGCGCAGGTACTCGCGATCGTTGGTCGAGCCGATGAAGATGCACTGGCGCGGGAAGTCGCGAGCGCGCTTCTCCCAGGCGAGGCGAACCTTGTCCTCGGTGCGGCTGACGAAGGCCTTGAGATCGTTTACCTCGGCGCGCGCCATGGATGACAGTTCGCCGATTTCCAGTACCCACGAGCCCTGCATCACTTCGACCATCTGCTTCGGGTCGCTGATGTCGCCTGTCAGTTCGTTGTACCACTGCAGGCCAAGTATCTCGATGAAGGTGGATTTGCCCTTGCCCTGCGCGCCTTCGAGGATCGGCACGAAATCGAACTTGTGGCCGGGCCGGTAGACGCGAGCCACGGCGCCGACGAAGGTCATCAGCGAGGCTTGGCGATAGTAGTCATTGTCGTCGCAGCCGAGGTAGTCGATGAACAGCCGCTCGACGCGCGGCTTGCCGTCCCACACCGTCGATTCGATGAGGTTCTTGACCGGGTGGAAGCTGCGCTTCTGCGCAGACATATCGATGCCGCCCTTGAGATCGCGGTCAGTGACCTTGATCCCGTAGCCCTTCATCTGCGTCTTGCTCTCGATGATGTTGCGAAGGGCGATGTCGTGGCTGTCGGTCCAGTTGTCGCCGTTGAGTTCGTCCTTCAACTCCCACAGCCGGCCGACCAGGTTGGCAGGGTCGTGACCTGAGTCGCGCTTCTTGGCGACGCGCCGAGGCGCGACCTTGAGCACGACTTCCTGCTTGAACTCGTTGAAGGCGACGATGCCGCGAATGCGCGGGTCGTTGTCGACGATCAGGGCGACGTTTGGGAGCGTGCTCTTGATCTCGCCTTCCTCGTTGCGGTGCAGCTTGCTCAGCCAATCGGGATCAACGTCGTCTTTTTGCTCCGCTTTCGCGGCAGGTTGTGGGCTGGCGCCGAGCAGATCGGAAAGGTCGTTGCTGTCGCCGCCGAGCAGGTCCGAGAGATCGTTGCTCGACGTGGTTGGAATCACGGCCGGCAGGTCGAAGCCATCGTCATGCTCGTCGAAGTCGAACTCTGCCTTGAGCTTGCTGGTCTGCACCGCCTGGATCAGGGTTGCCATGCGGACGGGGTTCTTGGAGCCCTTGAAGGACTTCCAGACGCGGGCCGAGTCCTTCGCGTCGAATTTGGGCGACTGCTTGGCCCATTCGTTCCAGCGCTCGAAGCCTTCGTTGGTGCCCTCGAATTGGTGATGCAGCGCGGCGCCGACAGTGAGCCATTGGTCGCGGTCGTCGACCCAATCGGCCGGCAGGTCGCGCATGATCTCGTCAACCTTCTCGGACGACAGGTCCATCGGCTGCGCGCGGACGATCGCGAAAAGGTCGTCCTCATCGTCATCCGGCTGCGCCGACGCGGCGCTCACGCCCCATGTTTCAACTTGCGCCGACGCGATCTCCATCATCATCGGGAAGTCGAGATCGAGCGGCCGTTCCCACCGATATGGCAGGCGGGTGTTCGGATGGATCGAGGGCGGCAGCACCACCTGGGCGCCCGTGCCGTAAAGGTCGATCTCCCAATCGTACTTCCGAACCTCGCGCTCCTTTTGCGCGTCCCACACCATGGTGAAGCCGGCCGACTTGGCGAGCTTCTTCTTGGGAAACGGCTTATCGGTCAGGAAGTAGATATGCCGGCTCTCGCCGCCTGATCCGCTGATCACCGTGGGAAACGATCGAGCGGACGGCCATATTTCGAGCAGCCTGGCCCACGCCTCGGAGGCGAGTTCTGGCTTGCGAATGTCCAGATCGAACAGGTGGAAGTAGCCGTTCTCGGTCTTCGACGGCTCGCCGAGCCGGATGCCGATGTTGGCGTTGCTGCGATAGGAGTCTCGGAGGGCGGCTTCGTCCTGAAACGGTGCCTCGGACCATTTGCTTTCGATCGGCCGTTTTTCGAACGGGACCAACCAATGCAGTGACGCGCCGGCCTCGATCAGCGACCGGACGGAATCGAGCACGCCGTCGAGCGTGGGAGCACTTGCCATGTTACGCCTTCCCCTGCGGGGATCAGAGGTCGTCGCCGAGATCGAAGAAGGGGATCAGGTCTTTCTGCTTGAGCTTGCCGTTGCCGATCTTGAGCAGGGACTTGATGGCGTTCTTGGACAGGCGCTGCTCGTTGAGCCACCGATAGACGGTGAAACGCGCGTTGCCCGTGCCCTCGCGGATGGCATCCGTGTCGAGCCGGCCGGCTTTGATGTAGGCGGGCGGCAGCTTCTTGAGCAGCAACTGGTATAGCGCGCTGTCGTAGAGCGTGAAGTCGTCGTTCTTACGCGGGCGGCCGGTGTGGCTTGGCTTCGCCGCCGCAGTCTCATGCGTGGTGGGTTCCAAATCGCGTCCCCTTGGCTGGATTTGATCCGACCTTATCCGCGACGCACGGCAAAATCAAGTTAAACGTGAAATTTTTGCACATCGGGCTTGAAACGTGCCTCCAAACGTGATTTAACGACCATGCATTCACGTTTTGCGTGATTTTGGATCAACCCACGGAGACACTATGAGCCTCGAAGCTGCCATCGCGGAACACACCGCAGCACTGAAAGCCAATACCGCCGTAAACACCGAACTTCTCGCCGCCACAAAAGACCTTCTCGCTCTGCGCAACGACGCGATCGACAAGGTGAGCGCCGCCGTCAACAGCGGCAAGGGCGCCAAGGGCAAGACCACCGAGACCACGACGACCGAGACCAAGAGCGACGACGCGGGCAAGGGTCAGATTTCGACCAGCGGCGAGGACCGCAAGAACCCCTACGAGGGCGTCAAGGAACTGATCGCCGGCTATCTCGGCGAGATCGACCGGCCCGAGGAACGCGAGGCCCGCAAGGCGAAGATCAAGAGCCTGCTCAACCACGAGAAGATCAAGAAGGCCGATGTCGCCGACGCCACGGCGGTCGATCACATCAAGGAAGATGCCGTCGACCTGTTCAAGGACCAGATCGCCAAGCTGAAGGCGAAGGGCGCGCTCACCGAGCCGAAGAAGTCGGACGATCTCGAACTCTGATCTCGGCGCCAGCCAATCCGCAGTTCCTCCCGGCCGCGCGCCGGGAGGCGCTTCGGTGGCGAGCAGGCCCTGAGATTGAGCCTCCCAAGCTCTCGGGAATGGGCCGATCCCTGCGGCCTCCTGCTCGCCTCCTAAGTGCCTCGAACACCATGGAGAGACAACGGTGAACTTCTTCGGCAAGACCATTTTCAGCAAGACGCCTTTCGCCAAGATCATGAACCGCGAGATCGGCGAACGCCTCGGCAACCCGCTCGGCGAAGGCAGCGGCGCGTTCTTGGCCCGCAAGGCGGCGCTCGCTGCCATGACGGGCGGCAAGGGCTTCCGTATCCCGGCCCGGCAGCCGCGCGTTTACGCGGACGGCATGACACGCGGCCAGCGCAAGCGGATGCGGCGAGACATCTGTATCGTCATGGAAGTGCGCCGGCAGAAGGAAGCCTGCGAGAAGATGGCCGAGCGCAGCGGGCAGAGCTTCGACGCGCTGAAATTCCAGTTCGGCTGTCTGGCACGCTGATGCGCGCCGAGTTCCCCAACCACCGCCACCTGCTGATCGGCGGCGAGGCCAAGCTGACGCCCGCGAAGGTGTTGAAGGAGACGCCGTTCGCCTTCGAGACGCCCATGGGCATCTTCGACAAGGCCACGCTGCGCAAGTGCGGCGATCCGAACGTCGGCTACATCGGCCCGTTCACGGCCGAGGGCGACATGGAGAACCGTCCGTGATCACCTTCGACGAGATCAGGAAGCAGGGCTCGGGCATCCGCGTCCACGGAAACGGCTTCATCCAGATCGACCTGCCCGACAACAAGCGGCTCAATGTGTGGGGCCACCCGGCTATCCCGCGTCAGAACGTGGCGACGCAGCTTCACGACCATCGCTTCGATTTCTACAGCTTCGTACTGCGCGGTGCGATGGTCAACGCAACCTATCAAGCGTCGCCGGTACGCGAACAATTGCGTCTCCCGCCGACACATGACGTTTACACGCCGCAGGTGCGCGAGGGCGAGGATACCGTTCTCGTGCCGTTCGGCGAGCCGCTGCGCCTGCGGCCATATCACGCGCAGGTGCTTCTAGCCGGAGAAAGCTACCGTCTGCCGGCTGGCATGATCCATGAGACCTTCGTCAATCAGCCAACCGCGACGTTGATGCTCAAGGGCGACTATCGCCCGATCACGCCGCGAGTGTTCTGCCCGATCGGCAGGAAGCCCGATAACGATTTCGTGCGGCACCAGGCGTTGGCCGACGCATCGCTGTGGGAAATCGTGAGGGACGTGTTCGCATGAGCAAAGCGATCGAGGACATCCTGGCAGAGCGTAAGCGCCAGATTGAAGGCTACAACTGGACGGCCGAGCATGACGACGCAACATGCGCGCAAGGCGAACTGGCCCGCGCTGCCGGCATCTACGCTCTCGTAGCCGGGGCCGACGCCACGAACTATCGGAACGCCCGCGACGGCTACCGGATGGGAGACTACCTGCAAGCCGTATGGGACCACTATTGGCCGTGGAGCCGTCGCTGGTGGAAGCCGACCAACCGTCGCCAAGACCTGGTGAAGGCGGGCGCCTGCATTGTCGCCGAGATCGAACGCCTGGATCGACTGGCAAAATGACAGCGCATGCCCGCCTCTCGCCTTCCGGCTGCGATCGTTGGAGCACCTGCACTGCGTCAGTGGCTCTGATCGACAAGCTGCACCTGGAAGGCGAGATCGGCGATCGTGAGTCGTCCGAGTGGTCTGCCGAGGGCACCGTGGCGCATGAAGTGCGCGAGATGTGCCTGAAGTTCGGCCTCGATCCTTATCACTTCGTCGGCGCCGTTATAAGCGCAGACGGTTTTACTTATACCGTCGACGATGACATGGCCGGGCACCTGCAGCCCGGCATCGATTGGGTGCGCGAGCATACAGGGCAGCCACTGGTCGAGATTCGCGTCGATCTTTCGTCCTGGTTGCCGGGCCAGTTCGGCACCTGCGACACGGGTTGGCTGTTGTCGACCACGGCGCTCTACATCAGCGATCTCAAATACGGTGCCGGCGTGCCGGTCGACGCGGTGGGCACAAAGCAATTGCGGCTCTACGCGCTAGGGGTTTGGGACCGTCTCGGCCGCCCGCAAGTCGAGCGCGTCGTGCTCAACATCGACCAGCCGCGCGCTGGCGGCATGAAGTTTTGGGAAATCACGCTCGACGAATTGCTCGCCTTTGGCGAGGAAATGAAGCTCGTCTACGCCAAGATCGAGACGGGCGATGTCGAGTTCAAGCCAAGCCACAAAGCCTGCCGCTGGTGCCCGGTAAAGGACTTGGTTGGTGGCTGCGCGGCGCGCAATCAGTGGCTGCTCGAAATGTTCGTCGAATTGCTGCTGCGGCTGCTGACCGGCCAAGATGTCGACGGCATCGAGATCACGCCCGACCGCCGATGGCTCATCGTCAAGCACGCAAGCGACATCCGCGCCTGGCTGGCGAAGCTGCACGAAGACAGTCTCGCCGCAGCCATGAACGGCACGCCCGATCCGGGCTCGAAGGCCGTGGCCGGCGACCTGGGCGACCGCTACTTCCGCGACGCCAAGAAGGCTGAAGCGCTGCTCGTGGAAGCGCTCGGCGAGAAGGCATTCAAACCGAGACAGATCATCGGCATCGGCGAGATCGAAAAGCTCGTCAAGCCGGGACGCAAAAAGCATGGCCACCCGGAGACATGGGAGGCACTGCAAAAGCTGGTGGATCGACCACAGGGGAAACCCAAGCTGGTGCCAGCGGACCATCTGAAACCGGCGCTCACGCCGCTCGAAGATGAGTTTGACGATCTCGACTGAGCAACCGCTGCAACTGACAACCGGAAAACAGGAAACCGAAAACATGGCAATCGAAGATAAGTCGGACGGTCGCACCGTCCAGTTGAAGCGCGTTCGTCTCTCCTTCACCGACTCTCTGCTGGAGAAGAAGAAGACGAGCGACGATCCCAACGCCAAGCCCAAGCACGGTTTGAACGTCATCAACGAATCGTCGGGGCCGCACTTCAAGGCGAACCAGGACAAGATTATCGCTGCTCTGAAAAAGGCCGGTGAAAAGGAGTGGAAGAACCCCGATGCCTATAAGGACATCGCGGAGGATAATCCTAAGCGCGTCTGCTTCAAGAAGGGCGAGAAGTTCAAGAACAAGGAGAACAAGGTTTATGCCGGATACGAAGGCAACTTTGCATTCTCGGCATCAGGTCCGTCTGCTGGCCAGAAGCGTCCGAAACTTCTCGATCGCCACAAGCGGCCTGTCGAGGAAAAGGATATTCTCGATGTGTTCTACGGCGGCTGCTACGCCGACGTGATCGTGTCGTTCTTCGGCACCGATAAGGGCTCGCGCGGCATCTTTGCCTCAGTGGAGGCTATCCGGTCCCACCAGGAAGGCGAGCGTATGGGCGGTGGCATCTATGTCGACGCCGATGACTTCGACGACATGGAGGACGACGACAGCTTCGACGGTGGGCCGTCGAGCAAGCCGGCCGACAAGAAGAACGACGATTTCGACTTCTGATCCGGCAACTTTGGGGCGGTTTCGGCCGCCCCAACTTTCACGTTTTACGGGTAAAGCTCATGAAATTCACGCATTGCATGATCGACTTGGAGACCATGGGCACGGCGCCAAACGCTCCCGTCATCGCTATCGGCGCCATCTATTTCGATCCCGACACCGGCACGCTCGGCGATACCTTCGACGCGGCGATCGACCTGGAAGATGCAGTGCGGTACGGCCGAGTTTCAGGATCGACCCTGAAATGGTGGCTCAGCCAGGGAGAGGCCGCGCGGCAGAAGGTGGTGCGCGGTCGGCACCCGGCACAACTGGTGTTTGAGAAGTTCCACGAGTTCTGCCGCAGGCACGGCACCGGGCTAAAGCCGTGGGGCAACGGCTCATCGTTCGACATCACCATTCTCGAATATGCGTTCGGCCGCATTCTCGATAAGCCCGCGCCGTGGGATTTCTGGAACGTGCGCGACTGCCGCACGATCAAGGAACTGGCTGCCAACGGCCCGCAATACACAGGCACACTGGAAGGCACCGCGCACACGGCGCTCGACGATGCCACCCACCAGGCTAAGTGGGTCTCCTTTTACTGGCAGGCCCTGCGCGGCAAGCGGGAGGCTGCGCCGCAACCGAAGCCGGTCGTCACCGACTCGCTCGAAGACCTGCTCGCGTGACCGCCATGCAGAAGTTCCGTCAACGTCCGCTGGATGACTATTCCAACTCGCCAGGTATGCCACTCCGCGACGCTCTGTTCGAGGCCGTGGGAGATACGGTGGGCATGGCGCACGTCTTTGCCACTCGGTTGATGATCGAGCGGCTTGCTGAGGCGGGCATCCTGTCGACCGAGGACGTGATCTCGATACTCAACTTCGGCCGTGGATGGGGACCGACCCGCAAGAACTACGAGTGGGAGGTTGTTCAGCCCGAGATCGATGACAGAAGTCTTCGGGTGCTGACCGACGCAGGCGTCCTTTGGAGCGACGAGGACTTGCTGGTTTGAGCACCATCTTCACCGACATTGAGTGCTATCACGACTTCTTCTACATCGGCTTCAAGCGCGAGGAAGACGGAAAGCGCGTCGGCGTCGAGTACAGCCGGCGCCAGCGGGAATACGATCGCGCGTTCGTCCGCAGCGTTCTCCTGCGCAATACGACGGTAGGCTACAACAGCCTGACCTACGACTTGCCAATGATCTGGTACTCGCTGGAAGACGGCGTGACCAATGAAAAGCTGAAGGCAGCGTCGGATCGGATCATCAAGGGGAACGTGCCGTATTGGGAGGTTGAAGACCTTCTCGGCATCCGCCTCCCGTGGGACGTGAAGAAGCGCCATATCGATTTGATCGAGCCGCAACCGAACGCGGTGGCGAGCCTGAAAATCCTGAACGGCCGGGTACACGGCAAGCAGTTGCAGGACTTGCCGTTTCCGCCTGACATTCGCCTGACCGACGAGCAGATGGGCATCGTCGCCAACTACTGTCTGCACTCTGACCTGGACGCCACGCAGAACGTCTGGAACACGCTCGCCGAGCCGATGGAACTGCGTCGCGCGCTCAGCGCCAGGCATGACGCGAATTTCATGTCGAAATCGGATGCGCAGATCGGTGAGGCGATCGTCAAGAAGCGCGTCGAACAGATCACGGGCGAGCGTGTATACAAGAACCCGACGAAGCCAGGCACCACCTTCCAGTACCCTGTGCCTGAGTGGGTGAAGTTCAAGACCCCCCTGCTGCAAGAACTGCTCGAACGGGTGCGGAGCAGCGTCTTCACGGTCGGCTCAGACGGAAAAACCATCGCGCCAGAGTGGATGAACGGGGACGGCGCCAAACTTGCCCTCGGCAGCGAAGTTTACAGCTTCGGCATCGGCGGCATTCACAGCACCGAAGCCTGTCGGGCAACCCATGCCGACGAGACGCATGCGCTGATCGATGCCGACGTGGCCTCGCAGTACCCGGCTGCGATCCTGATGTTGGGTCTTTATCCGCCAGCGCTTGGGCGGGAATTCCTGACGGCCTATCGAGCCATCCGCGATGAGCGAATCGTTGCCAAGAAGCGCGCGAAGGCAATCAACGATGAACTCAAAGTTTGCACCGATCCCGCGCAGAAGGCCGCTCTCGAAAAGGAACTGCTCGAATGCCAGGTCAAGGACAAGGGCGGCAAGATTCAGTTGAACGGTGTGTACGGCAAGCTCGGCAGTCGGCACAGCATTCTCTACGCACCACATCTGCTGCTTTCGGTGACGCTCACCTGTCAGTTGGCCGTGCTGATGCTCGTCGAGCGCGCCTTGGAAGCCGGCATCGGCGTGGTAAGCGGTAACACGGACGGCGTTCTGTTTCGCTGTCCGCGCGACAAGTTCGCCGGCCTCAGCAAAGATCGTCTCAATCCGAGCCTGCTTCAGCAGGTCACTTCTCAGTGGGAAATCGATACCGGCTTCGATCTAGAATTCGGTGAGTACACGTCAATCTACAACGCCTCGGTCAACGCCTATTTCGCGATCAAGCCCGATGGCGGTCACAAGCGCAAAGGCCCGGCCGGCAATCCGTGGAACACCCATAAGTCGGACTTCGACCCCGTGCGCGGGCAGTTGATGAAGAACCCGCAGATGACGATCTGCTCGGATGCTGCATTGGCGAAGATCAAAGACGGCACGCCGGTAGAGGAAACGATTCGAGCCTGCCGCGACATCAAGCAGTTTGTCACGGTCATCAAGTCGGATGGCGGCGCTACCTGGCGCGGCGAATATCTCGGCAAGGTGGTTCGCTACTATTGGGGCATCGACGGGGAGCCGATTTTCAAAGCCAAAGCCCACGCGGCAACCGGTAACTTCGCCAAGGTGCCAAAGAGCGAGGGCGCCATCGAATGCATGAGGCTGCCCGACGAGTTCCCCGCCGACATCGACTACGCCCGCTACATCTCCGAGGCGGAAAGCATCCTGACTGATCTGGGTTTCTACGGGCCGAAGATCGAACCGCGCAAGCCGCTTCGCCTGACGAAGGCCAATCGGCTTGCCTTCTACGCAATGTGGGCAATGGCAGCGTAATGGGAAAAGTGTCGCAAGACTTCGATTTCGAGGCCCGTCCGCTCGAAGCCAACGAAGAATTGGAAGCGGTCGCGTGGGCTGAAAACAACGGTTGGATGACGCGGAAAATCCAATACCAGGGTAGGCATAGCTGCCCAGACCGTCTGTTCGCCGGTCACGGACATCTGCTCCTGATCGAAATGAAGAAGCGGGGTAAAACGCGCTCTCGCGACGGCAAGCTGTCGAAAGGACAGGAAGAAGAATTTAAGCGGTATGCGGCTGTCGGTGTCCCCATACCTGTCTTCTACACAGCGGCCGACGTGATCGCCTTCCTGCAAAGCAAGATGCTGCTCGTATGACGATCGGCATTTACTGCATCCGTCACGTCGAGAGCGGCAAACGATATATCGGCAAATCCATAGACATCGAACGCCGTTGGACGGCGCACAGGAACGCCCCCGACAATAGGCATCTTGCGCGTGCGTTAGCGAAGTACGGCCTAGCGTCGTTCAGCTTCGAAATCTTGGAGGCGTTTTCCGAGGTTAATGAGGCTCACCTGGCCGACCGCGAGATGCACTGGATCGAGCATTTCAACAGTCATCGCCGCGCACACGGCTACAATTTGAGGCGGGATAGTTCCTCGCGCTCGGTCTTCCACGAGGAAACCAAGACACGAATGGCATCGGCTCGGCGCGCCAGATGGGACGACGATGAATATAGGGCCAAGACCATAGGGCTGATGACATCGCCAGAGTACAGGGCAAAGGTGTCGCAGGGCCTGAAAGCTGCCTTGGCGTCGCCGTCAGCAAGGGCTCTGAAGTCGGCAGCCGCTCAGGCCGCGTGGAGCAATCCAAGCTATCGATCGCGAATGGCTTTCGCCCGCCTGAACCGAGCGATGCGTCAGGCTTTTTACCTATGGATTCTCGCACCATGAAGCTGCGTCCGCGATCCGATCTGCGCGAGACGCAGCGTACGATTTCCAGCATCATCAAAAGCTCTCCCGCGAAGCTCGTGATTTCCGCAATGGGCTCGGGGAAGACCGGCGCCACCCTAGATGCCTTGTACACGCTACTGAGCCGATTTGAGGCACAACACGTCTTGGTGATCGCTCCCTTTTTCGTGGCGAAGAACACCTGGCCAGACGAGATTGAAACGTGGGAGCACACCCGCGCGCTCTCCTATGCCGTCGCCGTTGGTGATCCCGAGGAACGCGCAGCCGCGATTGCCAAACGTCCAGAAATCCTCACCATCAACTTCGAAAACTTGGGCTGGCTCGCGCAGCATATCCGCACGGTCGATAATTGGTATTGGGACACAGTTGTTATCGACGAGTCCAGCCGTTTCAAGAGCGGCGAGGGGCGAACCAAGGCCACCAAGGTCAAGAACGTCGACAAGGAAGGCAACATCACAATCAAGGTGCGCAAGGGCGGCAAGATGACCCGCTTCGGGATCATGACGACCGCGCGCCGCAAGATCGGCCGCATCGTGGAGTTGACCGGCACGCCGGCACCGCAGGGCCTGATTGACCTTTGGGGCCAGGCATACCTGCTGGACCAGGGCAAGCGCCTGGGCCGCAGCAAGTCCGAGTTCGAGCGCCGCTGGTTCGACAAGGACCGCTACACGCACACAGTCACGCCGAGGGCGAGGGCTGAGCAGGAAATTCTCGAACGGCTGGACGATCTGCTGGTCTCGATCCCGCAGGAGAAGGTTGTTCCCGATCCGCGCTTCATCCCGATGAAAGTGGACCTGCCGGATCACGCGATGCGTGATTATCGCGAGTTTGAAAAAACACTTTTCAGCGAGCCTTACGACGTTGAAGCCGTCTCAAACGGGGTTTTGGCAAATAAGCTTCTGCAGTTTGCCAACGGCCATCTCTACAAGGAAGATCGCTCCGTCGTTCACATCCACGACGCCAAAATGGAAGCGTTGGAAGAACTCGTCGACAGCGCGCAAGGCGAAAACCTGTTGGTTTTCTACAGCTTTAAGTTTGACAAGGATGCCATCCGCAAGCGCTACCCGCATGCCATCGTAGCGAACGAGAATAAAGACGCCGTTTCGCTCTGGAATCAGCGGAAAATAAGGATGCTGCTCGCGCACCCGGCGTCTATCGGACATGGAACGAATCTGCAATACGGAGGACACATCGCCGCCTGGTACGGGCTTACGTTCTCCCTTGAGTTGTGGCTGCAGGCAAACGCGCGGTTGCCGCGACCGGGGCAAACTGAGCAGGTTCTGATATATCCGATCATAGCGAAAGGCACGTATGACGAGAGGGCCTTAACTATCCTGAACGCTAAAGATGCAACTCAGGACCGGATTATCAGAAATTTCACGCTACGCACTTGACTTTCACGAAAAATGTTCACAAATCCACGTTTATAGATTCGGCTCAAGATCGAAGCGGTACGGGGTAGGACAGTTGAGAGAAGGAGACGTGCTTGGTTGCAGAGATTGTACACCCCGACCTTGGCAAGCGCCTGGTTGACAGTTGCGACGGGAATCCAGAGGTTCCGCCGATCAACTTCGGGAGACTGAAATGGTTTGTTGAGCAGCTTGAAAAACACGGCGTCAAAGTCGCAGCAGAAACCGTCCGAAAATGGTTCGCTGGCGAGACGATGCCTCGGCAGGCTGCAGCGAAGGCCCTGGCTCAAATTCTAAAGGTCGACGAGGGTTGGCTGCTGACCGGAAAGTCGCCAGACTTTTCCGAGTTGCAGTTGCGCACGCATAATCGCGTGGTGGGTGGCGCCGTGAATCTGGTGGCCGGCTTCATCCAGTTGGCCTCGGGCAGCCCGTCGTTTCCTGAAGACGATGATGCCCTGGCTAAGGCGAACCAGATCAATCTGTACGCGATCATCAAGGGTGCCCATTACCGGCTGCACGTCACAGGCATCGTCGGAGAGAAGGGCGGTTACTTTTTCGTCCCCAACGAAACGCGTAACGGCACGATCGTGCTTGGGGTAGTTCCCATCGGTCAGTTTCAGGTCGCGATTTACGAACTCGACTGGCCAACGATTGAGAAAGAGGGGAGTCGCAAGGTGAACGGTTATGAGGTTCGCCTGTCGAATACCGCGCCCTTCAAGGAAATCAGGACGTTCGCTGAGCGACTGTGATCATCGCTGCCACAGGGCACAGGCCGCCCAAGCTCGGCGGCTATAGTGATGAGGTTCGCGCAGCATTGCGCGCGCTCGCGGTGAGTTACCTGACGATCGAGAGACCGGCTCGGGCCATCAGCGGAATGGCCCTCGGGTGGGATGAAGCCTTCGCCGAAGGCGCCACTGATCTCGGAATCCCATTTATCGCAGCCGTGCCATTCGAGGGGCACGACTCGCGGTGGCCACCAGAGAGTAGACGGCGATTTGCTCGGCTCGTTTCGAAAGCCGCTGAGGTCCATATCGTCAGCGACATCCCTGGCGCCCGCGCAATGCAGCAGCGCAACGAGTGGATGGTCGATCGCGCCGACAAGTTGTGTGCGCTTTGGGATGGCACCTTTGGCGGCACGTTCAACTGCCTGCGATATGCGAAGAAGATCGGTCGGCCGGTCGAAAACCTGTGGTCGCAATGGGAGAATGATTTAACCGCATTGCTAAGCTAGCAGCGCGGTCAGATCGTTCGAATTGCGCTCGGTCAGATAGTCGCTCCACCAGTCCATCATCCTGACTCGCTCGGCCCAATATTCGGAGCGGTTATAGGCTGAGCGCACCTTGTCGCCGTGGACGTGCGCAAGCTGACGTTCAATTGCGTCGGGACTCCACAAGCCTGACTCGTTGAGCACGGTTGAAGCCGTGGAGCGCAGGCCGTGGATAGTGAGGCGGCTGTGATAGCCAAGCCGATAGAGCGCGAAGATCATGGTGTTCTGGCTAATCGGTTTTTGGCCACCCGCGCCAGGGACGATCCATTCTGAGTCGCCAGCAATGGATTTCAGATCGGCCAGAAGCGCTTTGCTCTGCTTCGTGAGCGGCACCTTATGGTCGCGAGACATCTTCATGCGCTCGGCGCTGATGAGCCAGTGGTCGCCTTTGATCTCGCTCCACTTGCCGAAGCGGAGTTCGTTCGTGCGGAGCATCGTGTGGAAGATGAGTTCGATCGCCACGCGAGTCTGCCGCTCGCCGTCGTAGCCTTGCAACTGGGTCAGGAAATCGCCGATGTCCTCAGCTTCGAGCGCCGCCATGTGCTTGACCTTAGGCCTGGCCTGAAGCGCGTCCACCAGGTCGGCAGCCGGGTTTCGCTCATCGCGTCCGGTGGCGATGGCCAGGCGAAAGACTTTGCCGATCGACTGGCGGATTCGCTTCGTGACATCGAGCGCCCCGCGATCCTGGACCTTCTTCAAAACTTCCAGCACCTTGGCGGCCGTGATATCGCGACACCGCATCGATCCGATCTCTGGAAACACGTCGTTCTCGAAGCGACTGAGCACCCGCTGATAGTGTTCTGGCACCCACGCTGGCTTCTGCGCTTCGAGCCATTCGCGGGCCACGGTCTCGAAGGCATCAGGGCCGCCTGTCGCACCAGCACCCTTGTTCTCGGCAGGGTCTTTGCCGGCCTTCAAAGTGCGCTTGTGGGCACCGAGCAAACCGCGTGCGTCGGCGAGGGAAACCTCAGGATATTCCCCGATCGAGAGCAGCTTCTGCTTGCCCTTAAAGCGGTAGGTCATGCGCCAGTATTTGCCACCGGCCGGCGTGACGTTGAGGAAAAGGCCGCCTCCATCGGCGAGCTTGTTGGGTGATCCGTCTGCTTTCGGCTTGGCGTTGCGGCACTGAATGTCGGTCAAGGGCACTGGCTAGAACCTACGCAAATGTGGACTCGTCAGATCGCCAACATACCCACAAATGAGTCCACATCAAGGGATGCATTGGGACGTATCGGGACACAGTGCCGAGGTGGCGCATTGATTTCATTAGGTTTTTTGCGCGCCCTCAAGAGGGCTGGTAGCGGGAGAGGGACTTGAACCCCCGACCCCAGGATTATGATTCCCGTGCTCTAACCAACTGAGCTACCCCGCCAGGGTGGCAAATGGCCCGGAAAACCGTCCAGAAGGAACGGGCGTCGCGAGGCGTTCGCCAAGGTCGCGCGGATATAAGGTTGGGAGGGTGAGCCTGTCAAGCTTGGATGAGGCCGACATGTGGGCATAATCCGGCCGGCCCAATCTCATCCCAGAAAAGCTTTGCCGGACAGACACTCAGGACATCTCCCGGGGTTGAGTTCGGCGGGGCACGTCGCTATGTCTCGGCCATGAAATTCTAGAGTTTGAACGAATGAAGCCGCGCATCGCCGTCCTCGGTTGCGGATACTGGGGCAGCAACCATATCCGCACCCTCAAGGCGCTTGGCGCGCTCTATGCCGTTTCCGACGTCAACCGCGCCCGCGCCGAAGGTTTCGCCAGCGAGCAGGACTGCCTGGCGATCGAGCCGGACAGGCTGTTCGAGAGAAACGATATCGACGCCATCGTCATGGCGCTGCCGCCGCAATTCCATGCCGACACCGCCGTGCGGGCCGTCGAAAGCGGCAAGGACGTGCTGGTGGAGAAGCCGATCGCGCTGACCGTCGCGGACGCCGAGCGCGCGGTGAAGGCGGCCAAGGACAATGGCCGTGTCTTCATGGTCGGCCATGTGCTGCGCTTCCATCCGGCCTTCGAGACGCTGAAAGGGCTGATCGACAATGGCGAGCTCGGCGAGGTTCGCTACATCCATTCGCACCGGCTCGGTCTCGGCAAGTTTCACACCGAGAACGACGCGCTCTGGGACCTTGCGCCGCACGACTTGTCGATGATCCTGGCCATCACCGGCACCGAGCCGATCGAGGTGAGGGGCGAGGGCGCGGCGCTGCTCGACAATCTCAGCGACTTCGCGCATCTGCATATGCGCTTCCCGAACGGCCTGCGCAGCCATCTCTTCGCCTCGCGCCTCAATCCCTATCGGGAGCGGCGGCTGACGGTCGTCGGCACCAAGGCGATGGCCGTGTTCGACGACGTCGAGCCCTGGGAGCGCAAGCTTGCTGTCTACCGCCACGCGGTCTGGCAGGACAGCGGCCAATGGGCGTTCACGGCCAACGAGCCCTCCTACGTGCCGGTCGGCGAGGGCATGCCGCTGACGCGCGAGCTTGCCCATTTCATGCAATGCATCGAGACGCGCGCCGAGCCGCGCACCGATGGCGAGGAAGCGATCCGGGTGCTGCGCATCCTGACCGCCGGCACGGTCATACACACCGGCTCGTCGGTCTGAGCCGTCCTGAAGCAGCGACGATAAGACTAAGAACTCACTCGGCGGGAATCTGCGCCGGCCTCGCCGCAAGCCTGGACAGCATGGCCTCGGCCTCGGCGCCACGCTCGGAACGCTCGATGAAACCGCCGCCGAACACCCGCGCCTCGTTGCCGTCGTCGGAATAGAGCACGCAGGCCTGTCCGGGCGCGATGCCGGACTCGCCGTCGGCCAGCTCGACCGACGTC